TGAAAATATTGAGGGATAAAACCTTAAATTTATCACTATTAAATATTGAGGCAGCAGTTAATCCTACAGAAAGAAATGATGCAATAAGAAGTGCCTGGATAGTAATTGAAAAATATAGACAAGATCTTGAAGAATGGGGAGAGAAAGAGAAAGTAGCAGAGAAGCATGATATAAGTATGAACCAACCGGCAGTTTTTAATCTTGTGACAAAATCTGCGGAGGAGATAAAAAGTGGAAAAAGTGAGGGAGCTGGTGATAAGTCCCAAGCAGAGGGAAATACTGGAAGTTCTGGATGATTTAATTCACACAGAGGTGTTCTTTGGGGGAAGCGCAGGGGGACAGAAGTCATTCACAGGAAGTTTATGGCAGATTATGAGAAGGCTCAAGTATCCAGGATCAAGGGGATTCATTGCCAGGGCCCAACTGAAGACACTAAAGGAATCTACATTATTGACATTTTTTGACGTGTGCAAGAGGCTCGGACTGAGGCCAGGGATAGAATTCAATTACAATATAACAACCAGCGTGATAAAATTCTCAAACGGATCGGAGGAATATCTGAAGGACCTGTTTTTCTATCCAAGCGATCCGGACTTTGTAAGCCTAGGAAGCACGGAATTCACGGACGGATTCATCGACGAGATGCCTGAGATAACCGAACAGGCATATCAAATAATAAGATCAAGAATAAGATTCAAGCTGGACGAGTTCAAGTTGATACCTAAGATAGGCATGGGTTCGAATCCCTGCAAGACATTCATTTATAGGGAATTCTACAGGAAATTCACAGAGGGAAAGTTAGAGCCGTACAAGGCATATATACGAGCCAGTGTATATGATAACCCATTCATTTCAGAGCATTACATAGAGAACCTTAAGAAGCTGGACACAAAGAACAGAGAGAGACTATTGAACGGGAACTGGGAATATGACGATGATCCAATGAAGTTGTTTGACTATGATAAGATAATTGACATGTTCACGAATGATGCAGAGAGAGGCCAGAAGTACATGATAGTTGATGTGGCAGGATTAGGACGTGACAAGACAGTAATTTCTTTCTGGGATGGATTCTATGTTAATGAGATAATAGTCAGACAAGACATAACAGCCAAGGAAGTCGACGAGATGCTAACCCAGAGGCAGATACCTTCATCCAATTGTCTGATTGATGAGACGGGTGTAGGATTTGGAGTTGTCAATGAACTGAAGAAAACATTGCATCGTGAAGTCAGGGGTTTTGTAGCCGCAGCAACAGCAGTCAAGAAAGAAGGGGAAACAGAACTCGAATCAATGCAGCACAATTACAAGAATCTAAGAAGCCAGTGCTGGTTTACATTGGCCAAGTACGTTAACTCCGGGATGATAGGGATATACAAGAATGTGCCTGAGGCAACAAAAAACCTTATAATTGAGGACCTGGAGCAAATGAAGCAGATCAACGCCGACAAGGACACTAAATTGCAGGTAATAACAAAGGAAGAGATAAAAGAGAAAGGTGGTCTGAACAGATCAACAGACTGCGGTGATGCTCTGATGATGAGAATGTTCTTCACAGTTTACAAACATGCGCCATTTATGAGTTTTTTTATCAAGCCGGACGAGAAGAATTCTCCAATAGGGAAGACTCTGCCTACTTAGAAAGTTTTAAAAAGGTTTGTGTCCAATAGTTATTATGGGAAAAAGAGGACCACAAAGAGGAATTAAGTTAACAGAAGAACATAAGGAAAATATAAGAAAAGCAAAGCTGAAATACAAACCAACCAAAGAACATATAGAGAATGCAAGAAATGGTTTAATAAAACATATAAAAGAAAATTATTCTGAGTATGTAGAAAAATGCAAACATAAGAAAGGTTGGAAACACAGACCCGAGTCAAGGATTAAAACAAGCATTTCTCTAGGGGGAAGAAGTGAAGAAAGATTTTATGGAATGACAAAAGGGCAATGGAGAGAAAAGCAGTTGCAGATAAAAGAAAGGGATAAATATAAATGCCAAAATTGTGGGATTAAGGGTACATCAAAGACCTTGAATGTTCATCATATAAATCCTTACAAATATTCAAAAGATAATTCAGATAAGAATTTAATTACATTTTGCATTCCTTGTCATGGGAAAATAGAACATTCCAAGAATTTCCAAAAAATCCAAAAAATATATAAACAAGCGAATTCTGTTAAATAGATAGAACATAGCCGAGAGGCAGATACAATTAGGAGGGTTGTCATGGTAAAAAAAACAAATGATATTTCAAGATTGAGAAGCGAAGTTAGAACTATTTCTAAATTGTTAAGTGATATTGCAAAACCTGCAAAGACGGAAGTTCAGAAGTTAGCAAATCCCTTCACAGGGGGGGTAACCGGAAACTACTGGACGGCCACAGGAATGCCTTGGGTAGCAGACGATGCAAGGAAAGCAGTATTGACAGAATGGTTCTGGCAGCCAATACGCCGGACAGCCTAGACGGCGTAGACACAAACGAGCTCAGACAATTTTCTCAAACATTTTGGGTTAATTCATGCGTGACAACATTATTGGATGAGATAACAAGCCTAGATTGGGATGTAACTCCATTGGATGATCAACCATATGCAGGGAAAAAAGATGCAATAGAAAAGGCAAAGAAATTCCTATCATACCCAAATAAAAATAGAGAGAGCTGGACAACAATTCAAAGGGCAGTATTAAAGGACATTCTCGAATTGGATGCAGGAATAATAGTTAAGGTTTATACTCGTGATTCATACGACTGGGAAAACATAGAACCAAAGTCAGGAGCTCCAATGCTCAAGCCAAGAGGAGAAAGACAACTGACAGAATTGTACGCACGTGACGGTGCAAGCTTTTTGATGGAGGCTGACAAGTTTGGATACGTTGCAGGATACTGGCAGTACAGCTATCAAATACCCGCACATCCGATATGGTTCGATAGGGACGAAATATGTTACATAAAAAGAAATCAAAGGTCAATGAGCGTTTATGGATACGCGCCTACGCAGGCAATACTTGACTTAGTCAAATCACTTTATTATTCTACAATTTACAATAAGAAATTTTTTGAGGAGACAGCAATTCCAGATGGAGTGTTGAGTGTATTAAACATGGATGAGCAGGGCAAAAAGGAGTTACTTGCACAATGGAGTGATTCATTCAAAGGGCAGCCGCACAAGTTTGCAGTTGTTAACCAGGACATTAAATGGCTTCCTTTAACTGCACTTCAAAGGGAGCTCGAGTTCCTGGAGACGCAGACATGGTATTACAAATTAGTAATCGGAATGTATGGATTGACACCGGCAGAGTTGGGAATTACCGATGACGTTAATAAAAGTACTTCAACAACGCAGGCAGAATTGAGTAGAAGAAAAGGAATCAGGCCATTATTAAAATTGATGGAGAAGTACATAAACGAGGAGATCATGCCGGATATAGCCGAGGGTTTGCAGTTTCAGTACATCTATGATGATCCTGTTGAAATGAACAAGAAGCTCGCAAACTGGGAGATGATGCTGAACATGCACGTCAAGACACCGAATGAAATCAGAGAAGAGATGGGCCTTGAACCAATAGAGGGAGGAGATGAGATGTATGATAGATTTGGATTGGGCACCCAACCTAGTAATAAATTTGGTACCCAAGGAAAAGAAGAAGGAGAAGGCAAAGGTGATGAGGAAGGAGAGAAGTTAAAAAAAAACTTAAAAATTGAGAAAAAATACAAAGTTGACAATGAAAGCAAATATGCTCATGAAAGATTTGACTTGAGCAAGGCAGACTTATTGAGTGATTCGGGATCAGATCGTAGCGCCTACGAAATGCCCGACGGGAAGATATTGAAGATTGTGAAGACTGCCAGAGGACTCGCACAGAATCTAGGAGAAGGATTAAATTGGAAATTGCTGCCAAAGATGTATGAAAAGGGCAAGGATTATGTAATCGTAGAAAAGGTTAATCGTGACGACAAGCGCACGAATGAAATGTTGAGAGGATTGCAGGGATACAGAGGAGATGATTGGGCCAAGAAGACACCAGGAATTCTTAGGGAATTTAAAAGATTAAGCAAGGAATATCCAGGATGTGAGTTCGAGGAGGTTGTTAATCATGACTTAATATTTGGAGATTTCAAAAAGGCAAAGAACTGGGGATGGAAAGAAGAAAGACCTTATTTATTAGATGCAGGGACAATCATGCCGGAGATCCTTGACAAGAACTTTGTAAATCAGTTTAAAGAATTATGGTTTGAAATTGTTAAAATCAGACGTGAGGCCAGGAGAAAAGGCAATGCAGTGCTTACAAAGAGCTTTGATTTAATCAAGAGCAAATACAAAAAGATGTCTTATGAAGAATTGATTGCAGAGCATAAAAAACTGGTTGCAGTATTGGAAAGCCAGGACCCGGATGAGCTCGATGATGAGTTAAAAGAACAAAAGGCAGAGCTCGAGCAATACATTGCAGAGTATGAAAAATTAGATAAAAGTTTATTTGAGAAAGAAGAAAAAATTGAGTGGATAACAGTAAATGGAAAGCATATACCAATAAAGCCAGGCCAGACTAAAGATGAGGCAGTGCATGAAAATATTGAAGGTTTTGGAGAAAAAGAAGATAGAAAGACACCTGCTCCAAAATTGAGAGAGCAAGAAAATATAGAAATACCTAAAGAGGAACAAGTTTATAATTCTCCATTAAAATTGACAGAGGATACTTGGAAATATACTCCTAGAGAAGGAAAGATAAAATTGTTGAGTGAATTGGGGTATGATGAGAGTTGGGCAGACACAAAAACTATTCCAGAGTTAGTTCAAAGGGGAGGAGGAATGATTGCAGCAAAATTAAAAGAAATGAGTGTAAAATTGTTAGAATTGATGGATAATGAATTAAAGATTAATTGGTCTGATAAAGAAGAGGAAGGAGGAAAATCTCAATTTGAGCAAGAAAAAATAGAAGGACAAAGAAGGAGAATGAGTCCGGAGCATAAAAAAGAACAACTAAAAATTGCAAGTGAAATAAAGAGAATAAAAAGTGAAATTGATTCAGGAAAAGATCCTAAGGAATTTGATGATGACCTAAATAGTTTAGATGGGAATATAGATCAAGAGACTGCAGAAAAAATAGGATATGATAAAATAAAAGAAGAAATTATCAATATAATTCAAAGTAGAAAAGTAAACAAGGGAATAAATGATGGCCAGTATTATAGAGATCCCCCAGAAGTAATAGGAAACAATCCATCTGT